CTTGTTTGGTTTTTTTCTAGGTTTTTTTGCAATAGCAGCCGTACCATCGCCACCTTCATAGGGCTGGGTCATTTGATTTACTGGTGCTCTTTGCTTGTGCTTCTGCCATTCTATTTTCTGGATGATTCACATCTTCATATGCCTGCTTTGACATAAAATCTGCATTATAAGAAACACTTCTTCTTTCACCCTTTCCGTCTTCAGTGCGGAATGGATAAACAGAATGTAGTTGATGAGCAGGAAACATTAAAAAATCACCTGGAGAGGGTTTTACTTTTAATTGTTGTCTGGTAAATCTATTTTCCGGTGCAGCGCTACCAATAAAAACAATACAACCGTCATCATCTCTCTCTGGTTTTGTAGATGGTAACATATCAGGAACTTTAAGATACATTACAGAAGAAACAGCACAATCAGTATGAATATGACAAGGATTATATTCATTATCTTTTTGGGAAATAATCCACATACTCATCATTTTTGTCATCCATTCGATATCTTTAACTTTATGATAATCCGTAGAAGTTGCTTGTTGCCTAATAGCACTTTTTACATATTCACCAACAGTTTCCAAAAAGAAACCATAAATGCCTTCTCGTTGAAGTATACTATGTGGAATCAGGGGTTCATCTGCAATTTGACCAGCAAGATTGGGACCCCAATTCATTTTATTCTTATCAGCCAGAATTTCATCAGTTATTCTGATCATAGCATCTAAAATCTCAGGAGGTAATGTAGTCCTCATAATAAAATTAGACCACGGCTGTATCAATTCCACTTCCATCTGGAATGACTTCATATCTCCCCCTTGGTTGATATCCTTATTGTCTTGTCGATCTTTTCTTCGACGCTCTGCTCTATTCATACTTCAATTCCTTCAAATTTTAAATTTTTATATTTTCCACCGGTGGTGGCTTTATCAAAAGCTGGTTCATTATCTTGACCAGTATCAACCAACTCGTTTTGTGCAAATTGTTCTACATCATATAATTTCATTTTTGACCTATCAATACCAATTACAAATTTTCTATTTGATGTAGGATCACTATATCTGTTTTTCAATTGTTTTATCATTATTTGATTTAATTCTTCCATTTGCTCTGTTGAAATAATCGCAAACATAAAATCTGCCGTAGCAGGTAATCCAAAAGATTCGCTTGTATCTTCAAGTCCAATATCAGTATTTGTGAATCCTGATCTGGTTGTTTGAGTTGCTGACAAGATAGGAATCGCATTTTCTACAGCTAATCCGCGAAGTTCTTCAGCAATAGACTTAATATATGTGTAAGAATTAACATTTGCTCCTTGTTTAATTCGTGAAGAAGTACATATATTAATATAATCTATAAGTATAATATTTGGAACAAAAGATCTTTTAAGATTCAATTCATTCAATAATGCCCTAAAATGATTTGCATTTGCTGAAGCAGTAGGATATTCTTTGACTATTAATTTCCCCTTAATAGTTTGCTTTAATTTATTTATTTTCTTATCATACAAATCTTTTGGAATTTTTTGTAAATCATCAATAGAAATATTAAGAAGATTTGCATCAACTCTTTCAGCAATCTTTTCTTCTGCCATCTCCAAAGTAATATACAAAACATTATAATTTTGNGATAGACANGAAGCCGCCACATGACACATGAAAAGAGATTTACCTACACCAGTGCCAGCAAGTGCGATATTTAAGGTTTTATTTGATAATCCTCCTTTGGTAATTCTATTGAAGAATTCAAGGTCCCACGGGATTTTCTCCTCGATTCTATGATAGAACTCATACCGCTCTTCAGCATCCAAAAGGTAATCATGCCCAACATGAGGGTCGAAACTGACAGAAAGAGCATCAGAAAGAATATCAGGAATTGAACCTTTATCACGCTTATCCCCACCCTTTTCATCCAAAATAGAAATTGACTCAACGACTGCATTATAGATTGCCTTATCCTGGCAAAATTTCTCAGTACTATCCAATAACCATGAGATATTTGCTTCATCATTTTCATTTGTGATACTTTCTAGCAATTTTAAGGAATTTTGAAATTCTTCATCTTTAATAGAAGATTTATCTAATTCAATCGCCAATGCTTCTTGAGTAGGAAGAGTATTGTACTGGTTTATATATTCATTAATTTTCTCATAAAGAATTTTATCTTCTCTTTCTTGAAAATAATTAACACTCAAAAAGGGTAATACTTTTCGTGTGTATTCTTCATTATATATCAGATTTTTTAGTATTGTTGTCTCTAGTCTCATTCTCGTTTATTTGCTCTTGCAGGATTTCCAAAATAATTTCACCAAGTAATTTTTCAAATTTTTCTCCTTCCAAATCTGAAATTTCTCTTTCACCTATATCTGCGGGTGCTAATACTATATCATAACTATAATTACAATCGAGAGATCCATCAGAATTTTCTTTATCGATCATTTTAAAATTGTTGTACTTGATCACAACATGATTAAATGGTCCTTGCGTAATCTGAACACATAGTCCTTGATCATTTGGATCGACTGGATTAGAAACTGGAATATACCAATCATCCCTTAATCCGACTTTATTTTTCGTTCGTGGTCCCAGATCCGGCATCTTCACTCATTCCATATTGAAATTCTTTTTGGGCGGCTATCTCCAATTTTTCCATTATATCATCTGTAAAATATTTTTCTGGATCTTCCATAATCTGTTTACCAAAGATTTTAGCACCGTCTGGTAACTCATATCGTGTAGATACTTTCTTAATTATATCATATTTTTCAGCTAAGTCAAGTAGTCCATAATGTCGATTCAATCCTTGATCATAAGTAAGAAGAACATCAATTTTCTTATTTTCTTTTGCTAATCTTGATTTGAAGTTTTTACAATGAATAACATTTCCAATAATGTCAGTTCCTACCTTTTCTTTCCTTTTAGAGAGAAATACAATAGAAGATGCAGCATATTGAAGACCACTACCGCCACCCATAATGTCTTGAGGAAACATAGCCCCAACTTGTTTNTATGTNTGATTAGTAACNAGTAGAGGTATTCCAGCTTTNGCNAGTTTNAGAGTCAATACTCTNAATGNNCCCTTTACNATTCGTGCCTTAGTCATATCCACCTTGTTCGCACCAGTGGTAATATCTTCAACTTCTTTGGCTGTAGATAACATTCCAAGACTGTCAAGACAAAGTAGAAGTGGTGCCTCACTATTTTCTATATGTTTATCTACCACTCTGGATGCTTGTTGAGCAAAGTCCTGTATCGTGGCAACTGGTAATTGAATAAATCTTGTACTGTCAATTTCTCTTTCCTCAATCATCTCAGGAGTAAGAGCAGATTCAGACTCAAAATACAAAACACCACCAGTTGGATTATCAGTAAGAAATTGTTTGACAATTCCAAGAATGAAAAATGTTTTTCCAGTTGCCGATTCACCCGCGAAAGCAGTGATCTTGTTGGCGGGTAAACCCTTGTGAATGCTCCCAGACAAAAGAGCATTAAGAATATAAGAACCAGTGTCGATGTAGTTATTTACTTTCCCTAACATTCCGTCTGAAGCCTTAGACGCATATTCATTGCCGCTAATGTTTATCAATTCATCTAAAAAATCACTCATAAAAAGTCTCCTCTAATTTGTATGCAACTGTCATTCTAAGCCCCTCAAAATGTCTGGTGGGCTCTTGTCCATAATGGAATATATTACAAGGAAAAAATACAGCAGTATTTGGAACTGGATGTAAAGATACTCCAGTTTCAAATAAAGTTGATCCACCCCATAGTAAATCCCAATCTCGATTAGCATAATATAAAAAAGCATAATGATTTGGTTCAGTCGAATCTTGATGCCATGATCCATTCTGGCCATAAGTTTGACCATTTGCATATACCGCTTTTATTTCAAAAGATTTATCAGTTAAACTTTCAATCTTTTTTAAAAAAAATTCAGTAAAAAATGAATCGTCTTTTAATTCCATTCTCCATCGACGCCATTTATCATCTGCAGTGCTTTTATGTGTATATCCCCATTTTGGTCTATACAATAATTCTTCTAATTTATCAAATTCTGTATCTGCTAATACATCTGTAAATTGTAAAATTCCGCTTTCTTCATTCATCACAAATCAAGGCTCCCAAAAGAATGTCCTCCACCTCGTCGGCGAGCCCCAGCTTGAATGTCTTTTGTATCATATAAAACATTTCCAGAAATCGTAACTCTTTCTTCTTCACTATTATAAAAAGTGTATACTTGATGTTTTAATTGAGAAGGCCAAAATAACATTCTACCTTCATCGGAAGAATCTAAATTATAATTTTTTTCTTGAGTACGCCCCAACATATCTGAATATACAAATTGAAAATCAGACGCACAGGGGGGTAAATTTCCATGATGGCGGTGCATAGAATGTTGTTCTTTCCAATCAATAGGAATTTTCATAAAAATTACAAATGAATAAACTCCAGCATGATTATGTAATCGAAAAAATTCATGTTTTCTTTGATAATTTACCCACATAGCAGCTAAACTATATGGAGTTGATTTTGTTAAATTTGGAGTTTCATAACTAGGAAAAGCTTTTTGATATTTTGTTACACATTCAAGCAAATAAGTATTGAAGAACCAATCATCTTCGTCCTTCATAGATTTTTCCCATGCCATAGGGTTATCTCTAGAGTATGGAACCGTCAATGATGGAGATTGTGTTTTAGATGCTTTAGAAATATAATCATTCAATCTATCAATTGCCTCATTAGGTAATCTAACATCTAACCACCCCAATTTACATGGAGGTTCTACAGGAATTATTTTCATTTTTGATCTTTACAAATAACATTAAATGCCATTGTTCTTCTTTCTCCTTCTCCTCGAAATGGATTCACCGCATGAGTCATCCATTCAGGAAAATAATAAATTGTTCCCGCTTTTGGTTGAAGTCTGACATGATGATTATTATATTTGCTATCTTCACCATAAAATAAGTTTAATTCTCCTGATCCTCTTTCATCATACATATTTTCTGGAATCATTAATGTCAATACTCCAGAAATATCACAATTATAATGTCTATGAAAAGGATTAAAGTCTCCAGCATAAGTTCTGTTCACCCATGCCGATATCATTTCAGGTTTCTTTCCTTTTGGATCATCAAGAACTCCACCTTTACTCTTTTTTCCATGATATTCTTTCACTGTATCTGAAACATAATCATTATATTTTTCACACCCATTAAGTATATCAGGCATGATTCCATTTATTGGATCATATAAAATATGTTTTGGTAGGGCTATTTGATCACCAATAATATTTCCAGATAGATATTTTTGCATATCTAAACCACCATCGTCGATACTTTTAGATTTTACTTCTTCTGGAACTTGATCTATAAGATTATTAAGCCAATTTATTTTCTTTATAGAAAGTTGTTGTTCTAAAATAATCGGCCCAAAGGGTTTGAAGAAATTATCCATTAGCTGTTAAATGTCACTCTTCCATAACTTTTAATTTTTTCATCTAATACATTAGCACACATATCTCTAAGACACACTAAATCTTCAACAGCCATATGTTGTAATGATAATTTATCAACTTCAATATGACCTATAATTTCCATTGTTCTCCATTCATTTACTGGAGCACCCATTCCCGGCAGTTGACCTTCTCTTATTACATCATCATACATAACTACTCTTTTGACATTTGCTGCTGTACCATAGTTACCCAAAACACCAAACTGTTCTTTACCATCAAAACTAAGATCTTGAGCAATAAATTGACCAGTAGCCCCTATATCATTTGGTGATGTATTTCTTGCATCAGAAAAATCTTTATCTTCTGGTCTGTTTAATTTAGCTTTTTCTTCAATTTTTTTATCATATTCACCTAATAATGTTTTTCCAGATACTTTCTCTTTCAAACTTTCTTCATCCAATTTATCTTGAAGACGTTGTTTTTTGTGTCCATGATCTCTTTCTTCTTGCCTTTCAATATACTCATCGACGGTTATTCCTTCTGCTTCAGCTTTTTTTACAATGGGGCTTTCATCTTGTGTGATACGCGACATTATCTATCTCCTTAATTATCTTGTTCCAATTGAATTTTATTGATTTTACGCTTCTCTTCCATTTGTTGTTCTGAAAAAACATCGACGTTAAATGAGACGCTTCTACGTTCACCTTTACCCCTAAATGGATAAACTTGATGATTTAAAGAGGAAGGAAATAAAAAAAGATTTCCAACTTGAGGGTTTATTGATACATTACTAGTAGTAAAATATCTATCTACACCGCCCTCACCAACAAATAAAATATTTCCATCTGTGGGTTTATATGGTTTTCTCGATTCTTCATATTCTGGTAGTTTAAGGTACATTACCGCAGAAATTTTACAATTAGCATGATTGTGAAGTGGATTATATTCATTTTCATATTGACTCACAATCCACATACTATTCATCAAACAGCTCCAATTAGTATGCTTGGGTCCTGGCCATGAACCAGAAGTATCATCTAGAATATATCGTAAAACTCCATGATTACTTATAATAGTTGCAAAATATTTATTGATAGTTTTTTGAAAATATTTTTTAACATTCCATTCTTCTAAATCTTCTAGATCTATTCCAAATTCATTTTCAATTTGTCCTGCGAGTCTTTCTCCATAATCTTCTTTGTTTTTTCTTTCAAGAATTTCATCTGTTAATTCAATCATATTTTCAGTGACCTCGGCAGGCATGATAGTTCCTACCATTATCTGAGCCCAAGGGCAAATAATTTCCCAATTATCATCGAGTTTTAATCCAGTTTGTCCATCCATATCAACCTTTCTGTAAACTTTCTATAAATTCCATTTGTTGAACAGACCTAATTTCTGCATTAAATGCCATAGCTCTTCGCTCACCCGCTCCCCTAAATGGATAAACTTGGTGATTTAATGAAGAAGGATATATTACTAGTAATCCTGGTCGTGGCACAATATTTAAATGAGAAGAAGTACTAAAAGGATCTGCTCCACCCATTCCAGTAAAAACAATATGACCATCATTATCTCGTTCAGCAGATATACTATGTTTTTCTGGAACTTTCAAATAACATACCGCCGAAACTTTACAATGAACGTGATTATGTACTGGAGCATATTCATTTTCATATTGACTAACAACCCATGCCTCAGTAATTTGACTCATCCAATCTGTATGAGGACCACCTGGAACAGTGATATCTAAATGATTTTTAACATTTCCATTAGCTAAAATGGTTTCCATATAATGATTCATTTGTTGCATTAAATAAGGAAGAACGTCACACCCTTGAAGTTGTTCTTGTGTAATTTTCCAAAATGGAACCTTTAACCAATTATATGATGCTGTTTCTTTTGTGGGATCTCCTCTATATCCACCGGCCTTTACAATATCTTCATCCTTTGGGTCTTGTTGATTTTCTTTTAAGATGTTATCACTTAATTCTAGTAGTTTTTCAGTAACATCATCTGGCATTTCTGTACTACATACTAACTGAGCCCAGGGAGCATCTACGTGCCAATTATCTCTAACATTCATTTTTTTCTCTTTTCATTATTTCTGTTTTAATTTCCAAGATTTGAATATTATATTCTGCACGTTCAGAATATAATTCTACACGACTTCTCATTACTAAAAGTTCTTTTACATGATCTCTCAGATCTTCTATAAGCCATGAACCGTAATCTATCATATTTGCTTTATAGTAATTATATCATTAAACAAAGAAATTGTCAAGTGTTGATTTCTTTTCAGATTCCCATCCAATAGCATGTAAAATTCCCTCCAAAGGCTCAAGAAATGATTTTTCAAATTGTAACTTATAATCTATATATTTTTCTAATTCAAATTCTTTCGGGAGAGTGTTTAACATAGCAATAACCTTATCACCCGTTGGGTTTGGATCTATCAAATACACAAATTTAATCTTTTCTCCTTCTTTAATTATCGGATATTTTTTGGATAATTTTTTAGTCTTCAACATCTTATTATAAATCAAAGATCCTTTTACATGAATTGGAGTTGATTTTCGATAAATTGTTGATGAATCTGCATATTTTTCTAATCCTCTAACTGAGCGAGGAAATGCAACATTTTCAGCGGGAAGAATATTAAATTCATTCTTAAACTTTTCAATATATTCAATAACATCATCTTGAGTGCCATTCACGATTATATCAAATGATTTCTTTAGAGATTTTCGGCAGGGTTCAGGAGTAGAACTTCTAATTGCTTCAATTCCCATAATTTTAAGTTTAGGTTCTTCATAGCGAATACCTTCTGAATCATGAACATTCAAAATATATCTTTTTTTAGAAGTCCAAATTCCAGTATCAGCAATAACCTCCCGCTTCATGATCATCTTCTGCTGAAAAGCATTGGTATAAACAGCAAGATTATCATAACACTTTTCAATAATTTTTTCTAATTTGTTCTCACATACTGTATTCAAAAAATTAATTATTTTCTCTTTATCTGTTAGTCCTACTTTTTTAACAAGATCATCAAGAGTTACATATAAAGAATCAGTATCAGAAGCCAAAACATAATCTTTATCTTCTGTTTCTAACACTTTATTTAAATATTTATTTACTTCATTTTCAGCCCAACGAATAGATAACTGACCAGCAACAGAAACTGCTTCAGCATTTCTTACATCATAAAATCGAAACCATTCATTTCCAAGAGCGCCATAAGCAGAATTAAGAGCAATCTTGAGATTCATCTGCATATTAAAATATTGAGATAGTTTATTAGAATCAGCATTTCTTCCCTTCTTCTGCTCTTCAAACAGCAGTTTCTTATATCTTACACGGTCATTATACATTTTCTCCATGAGGGCGGGAAGAAATCCTTGCTTGTCTCTTGAATAAAGAGATCCATTCGGAGTCATGGTTTGATTTTTTTCTTTCAAAAAAGATGTATCAAACTCTTCATTTAACATAGCATCAACGCCTGGAGTCTTATGCATACCTCGAAGAGTTTCTGGTGAGATATTATACTGCATAATCAAATGCGGATACAAACTATTTAAATCAAATGAAACTACCCAATCATGTCGACCAATAATAGGATCTTTTACATAAGCTCCCTCATATCCTTGACCTCTAGTCTTTTTCTTTTGTGGAATTACGATGTTCAATCTTTTTAAGTGGCTATAAATAATCGCATCCCACATTCGAGTTTGAGCAAATATATCATTATAATTACAATGAGAAAGATATGCCAAAGAAATAACCATTTCCATGAGTTTCATCTTTGCTTCAAGTCTTTCAACCAACTCCACATCTTTGATATTATACTCAATAAATTTTTGAAAATCTAATCTATACAATTCATGTAAGGTATCATATTCAGAATAATCAAGTTTAGCTTCACCAAGTTCTACATAAGCAATATGTCCTAGAGCGTAAGATTCTTGATTGACATAAGTGAATTTCTTATAAGTATCCATGTAATCTACAATAGAAATTCCAGATAATTCATATGCNTGTATTTCTTTTCCGCCTACACCAAATATTTTATTTTCTTTGACAAATCCCCAAGGAGACAACTTCTTCATTTGTTTTTCNCCAAATAGGCGATTAATTCTATTAACCAAATATGGAATATCAAAGAATCGAGTATTCCAACCAGTAATAATATCTGGATAATTTTTGCTCCAATCAGAAAGAAACCTTTCTAGTAATGCTTTCTCATCTGAACATTTAATGTATTCTACTTTTTCTTCTTTGTTAATAAAATCACCACAACCATAAACCAAAAATCTATTTCCCATTTTAATTGATATGGCAGTAACTTCTTCTACAGCAGGTCCTGGTTCTGGAAATCCATTTTCAGAAGCAACTTCAATATCAATAATTGCAATTCTGATCTTGGAGTAATCATAATTGATCATCTCTTCTGGATATTTGTCGCAAATATAAGCATACTGAAACAAAGTCATGCCATAGATATCAAATCCATCAACATCTCTATATTTTTGAATGGAGTTTTTTGTTTCTTTGATGGAGCCCCATTGAATAGAATCTACTGGAGCACCTTCAAGTGTGTTCCACTTGGAAGATTTTTGGGTAGGGATAAAAAGCGTGGGTTTATATTCTTCTCTGTGAGAGAAGGGGTTGCCCTGATCATCTATTCCTCTTTCAAGGATATAATCACCAAGACATTGCACATTAGTATAAAACATTAATAATATTTTTGATAGGGGATTTCTAAGTTGTCAAATGTATTATAACACCATTTGATGTGTTTGTCAATCCACGATGATTTGCTAAAATATGCACCAACAAAAAATAATATCTGAAGATATATTTTGAGAATGATCCCTATCAGGAAATTAATTAATTTTTTCACATCTTCTCCTATGTGAGAAGGCCTGTCTTATATTGGGTCTTCCCATTGACTCTAAGAGCCGTCATTGTTTTACCGCGGTTGCTCCCATCAAGAACATAAGAACAATGTACCCATCCGCTATTTGGGTCAACTCCATCATAAAATTCTAGAATGAGTTGGTCAAATATTAAATTTTCAGAAATCCATTTTGCAAGGTCTGGATTTGAAATTCTTGTTGATTCAAAATCTGCAGCCTGTCCATTAC